ACCTGAAGCAGACCACTGGTTCCTTATGCAATGTCTGCAAGGAGACAGCACCGATGGCTATCCAGGACTCCCTGGTACTGGCCCAAAGAAAGCCGAGAAGGTCCTAGGTAATCACCCGTCTTGGGAGCAGGTTGCTCAGGCATACATCAAGGCCGGGTTGACCAGGGAAGATGCATTAGCCCAATCACGCTGCGCCCGGATACTAAGGTGGAGTGACTGGGACCAAAACACACAACAACTAAAGCTATGGGAGCCATAGAATGATAGTAGATAAACGATCAATTATTACCGGGGCTCTCAATCAGATGGACCTCGATGTCACCCTTACAGAACTCAAAAGGCACGAAGATGGCGAACTGGCCCAAAGAGTGTGGCCACACCTAACCTCTCCAGAACGTGAGTTCCTGATCTCAGGGATCACAGTTGAAGAGTGGGCAGATGCTATGGGATGCGAGGGCTGCGAAGAATGAAGATGACAGGCAGAGACCTGAAGCAGCTAACACCCAAGGAGTTCCAAGGGCCAAAGTCTGGCTATGACATTCTGCAGGTTGGTGATGAAGAAGACTTAAACCGCACTAGCTACTGCAAGTGTTTACCCAAGAAAACTAACTGGATGATGCCGTGTAGGGATTGCGGCAGGAGAATACGAATATGACTATTAATATGAGCACAAGTGCTGATTGGGACAGAGTAACGTCAAAAGCATCTAAGGAAGACTGGCAAAAACTGAGAGATGCTGACCACGCACTCAACCGCTTCACATTCCCAGGCAAAGCTAACGACCCGGTGAACTCCCCGGCACACTATATGACTGAAGGTGGTATGGAGTGCATTGATGCAATGGAAGCTGCACTGGGCAAAGAGTTCGCAGGTTACTGCAAAGGAGCAGCATTCAAGTATCTTTGGCGAGCATCAAAGAAGCACGAAACCCCCCAAGAGGACCTATTGAAATGTGAGTGGTACATCAAGAGATTACTGGAACACTTAGACAAATAATGAATGGGCAATGGAGGGCACAGGCATCCTGTGTCGCTACAGCAAGGCAGCTAAGATTACACCGCGACCCTCCATCACCACAACTGGTTGTGGCCTGCGATAAGCACAACTATCCTCCTATCACAAGCAGTTATCAAATCTAAACGCGACTTATAGGTATCGTCCTACCACCACTAAGTCAAAGGATTAATACCAAACAACACCCCCAAAATAGAAGTGTCCACCTATTAGAGTAGTACCAAGGGTAACGGCGGCGCGGATAGTACGCCTTGTCATCCCAAGTAACAACCTATTGCTTCTTGGGTGGGAACAACAGTGTCCCTCCACTGCCCACTCAAGAACAACTATTCCTTAGACCGAGGGCTAATGTCCTATGAAGCCAGAGTAGCTCACTGGTGGTCACTAACGAGCTCATGATTCTAAGGTACATACACCACAGCACAACAACAATAAGACAGACACTAAGGTCTTACTGTTGTGGTTGTGTGTGTGTATCAAACCCAAGATACCAGGTACTAATGACTACCCATGATACTGGTGTAGTTATGTGTCGCTACTGGTGTAGTTATGTGTCGCTACTGGTGTAGTTATGTGTAGTACTCAGGTGGTACTTAGGTGGCTCCCCATTTCTACAGAAGAAATAATGGGTCATCCCAACAAATTTCTGATGGTCCAGATAAATGTCTAATGTCTCGGAGTAGGGCGGTTAGTTTTGGGCAAGGGATATGTTATCCGTTGTACCCAAGAACCTAGGCTGAATGCGGCCTACAGGCTAGACCAATGTAATTCGCGGGTCCCCAGGCAGGAAAATGGACCCCCATGCCATCAATGGTTGAGCATGTTCCCAAATCGAGCTAAACCCCTCGGCCCTTGTTGTTGTTGTTGGGCTTCTTTAAGCGGAGTCCCCCTGAGAAAAACCACCCCCGCCTACCCAGGTACCCCTATGAAAATACAAATGACCAATGACTACCGTGACAACGGAGGCTTCCACCTACTCCCAGAGTTCGAGCTAACCTTCAGCCAACCTGGGAATGAACTTACGGCAATCAGGATCTCCTGGTTGACTGGGTCACTATGGTTCGAGAAGAAACTGTAGTCCCCTCCCCCACGAACAATACTTAAGGCACACCCCCGATGGCACTAGAAACTGGTACTTACATTGATAGTCTAAACGTATCCAACCCGGCAGCTACTGACGCTTTAAGTCAGGCGGATGAACATTTGAGATTTTTAAAGGCCAGTATTAAGGCATCCTTCCCAAATGTGACTGGAGCCGTAACTGCCACCCACACTGAGCTCAACACCCGCCCTGCGATTACTACTGATGGCTCTACACCGAGCCTAGCTAGTGGTATCGATGCTGCGGAGGTTCGGACTCTGATTGGTGTTACTGCCCCTTCGGCTATTGAGTCCGATGGTAATGGTGTAGCCACACTGGCCACAGGCATTACTGCGGGTGAGATTATCTCTATCACTGGGGCTGCCACCCTACTGACTGTGTACCCGGTCGGAGCTATCTTTATATCTGTGGCAGCTACTGCCCCTGCCACCATGTTTGGTGGTACCTGGGAGGCTTTATCTGCTGGTCGTGTCTTAGTTAGTTTTGATGCTTCTGATACTGATTTTGATACTGTTGAATACGGTGGTGGTAATAAGACTGGCACTGTAGATACCGTCATACCTCGCGATGGCTGGGGTGACGTTCAGTCCAATACTGATGAACTCCCTGAGCCAACTACTGCTGGTCGCCTAATTACTGGTAGTGGTACTGGCGAGGACCAAGAGAACCTCGAGTCCCTGGCCCATGCGTCTGCAGACCAGACTATTACCTCCTCTGTGGCCTCTATCCTCCAGCCTTACATGGTTGTCTACATGTGGAAACGCACAGCGTAACCCTATTACCCTTAACAGGTACCCCCAATGGCTAATTTGATCCCCGTTCGCGGTGTCGGCGACATCGGTGTAGTGACAGACATACGCCCCGCAGCCCTACCTGTGTCTGCCTACACCCGTGCAAAGAACGTCAGATTTGACCAAGGCAGTGTATCCCGTGGACCTGTGTTCAGGACCATTCAGGCCAGCTTAGGTTTTACCCCGGTGTTCACTTATGGCATACCAGCGGCGGCTGGCGGCGGGTTCTCGGATGTAGTGATGGTGTCGCCTACCTTCCAGATTAAAAGTTACAACAACGGCTCTGTGGCATCTAAGCAGGGCAGTATCTCAACGACTTCGTCAACGACAGCAAGGTTTAGCGGAGCCTCCCTAGCAGACATAACGTACCTCAACCGAAATGATAAGAAGCCGGTATATATGCCTAGCGGAGGTTCTGCTTTTGCTGACCTTACACACTGGGATAACGCCTGGAGAGCAGAATCACTGCGATCCTATGGTGACTTCCTGATTGCTTTAAATATGACTGAGAGTGGCACTAGCTACAACTCTCGAGTCCGATGGTCTGACCTCACCCTGGCGAATTCTATACCTGGTTCCTGGGATGCAGGAGACACTACCAAGTCTGCAGGTTTCAATGATTTGGTCGAAATGAAGACCCCCATAGTCGATGGCCTTACCCTGGGCACCAACTTCATAATCTATTCCCAGGACCAAGTTTGGCTTATGGAGTTTACTGGCGGGAGCTTCATCTTTAACTTTAGAAAGCTATTCTCTGATGTTGGAATCATGAATCAGAATTGTGTGTGTGAAGTCGAGGGCAAGCATTTTGTCTTTGGTGACAACGACATCTATATGCACGATACGCACACCCGGCAATCAATTGTCGATGAGAAGATCAAACAGTATGTGTTCTCTGGTTTAAACAGTAGCAAGACCGACAGGTGTTTTGTGCAGCATAACCCTGACTTAGAAGAAATCTACTTCTGCTACGCATCAGGCGATGATATGGCTGAGTTTACTAGTGGCGGAAGATGTAACCGGGCGGCTGTTTACAACTATAAAAATAGCACCTGGTCATTCATGGACCTGCCCAATGTAAATTCATCCACCCAGGCCACTGTAGACTCAACCAACACCTACGCTACTATTAATACTACTTATGCATCGATGGGCGGTAGCTACTTCTCGCAGGAGTCTGGGTATGCAACCCATGTCCTCTTTGTAGGACAGAGTGCTTCAGCCGATGGTATCAGCAGCGACAAGCTGTATGGCCTTGATCTGTCAGATACAAACACTAGCCTATCGTTCCCGCTTGACCTTGAAGGTAACCGGGCTCCGCTGATCGAAAGAGTCGGTATTGACCTAGACGAAATGTCTTCAGTCTCGGGATATAAGGTGGTAACGAAAGTCTACCCCCAGGTAACTACCGATAATGCGAATAAGCAGTTTGAGTTCACATTCGGGGCATCGGACCTGCAAGGTAGTGACCCCGTTTATGCTACAGCTGTAGTTTTTGATGGGGCCACAGATCACAAGATCGATAGCCGCGCAGCTGGGCGCTACCTGGCTTACAAAATGACTATGTCCGGTACAAAAGATTTTGCCTTCATTGGATTTGATGCCGAGGTAACAACCACTGGGCGGAGGTAAAAAATGACAGTCCTAAAGAC